TAATACTCATAATTTAATCTTTCTTATTTGAAACTGTTGCACGAAACAAACCAGTCAAAACAACAGCAGCTAGCCATGTCTCGAATGTGTATGCAATTGCGAGGGAAGGGAATAAAACATTTAGTGCTCAGATATAGGCTAGTGGAAATAGCAAGAAAATAACAATAACTGCCACAACAACACCAATTAAACCAGCACTTTTAAACAAACTCATTAACATAATTAAACTCCATCAACAGAAATTACAGACTCGAAACGGAAAGATCTCCATTCTTGTTTTTCTGTATCAAAGACCCGAACTGAGGATCCAGCAGTGCTGCTACTTTGCGTTTCGGTAGTACTCTTTGGTCGTTTGTCTTCTGGGATTTTCGACTCAACAAGAGTGCAGAGCATTTTTCTTTCTGTACCATCGGCTTTGGTAAAGTAGACATTGACGATGTCAGTGCGCAATTTTTGAAAGACTGATTCTCTGAAGTCATTGTATTCCTTATCGCTGTTGAAAATTCGGGTCATTTACAAATCTCTCTTTTAATTCATTAAGTAGTGGCTCAAAAAAATCTTTAAACTCTTTGCTAGAGTAAAAAGTAGTGTATCCATTATCAGTAATAACTTTACCTGTAGATAGGTCTGTTAGTTTTTGTTTAATGGTTAATTCAATTATATCATAAGAATGCTCTTTAACCAAAAGAGTTTTATGTAAACCATCACGATATAATTCAGTTTGAAAATTCAGCATAATCACCTTTCTTGTGTTTAACCTTGCGATTGAATTGCATCTTGGATTCTACAACACGCATGCGATACTTCGGTGTGCGTAGATCCTTGGCAACTAAATTCCTAGGTTTAATAGTATTATACTGCGTTTTCATTTTATTGTCAATTATTCTTTAACTTTTGTTAATTTAGCACGTGATTCAGAATACTCAGCGTCAATCATCATACGCTTGTATGAGTTTCTAAACTCGCTCGGCATAGAAGCAAGAACACGCTTGGTGCTCTTACTCAATCTAAAATTCTTATCAGTTTTCATAGGTAAATCCAAGTTCTTTCATTAGTTTATGTTTAACACGGAGATTCGGCTGACGATACCTTTCGGTGGCAGTAAATCCCATCATAGTAGCTACTTCAACAACAGCACCACTACGGCAAATTCCAGCATGACAGTGCACAATTACATTCATACTATTTGCCAGAGCTTTATTTAGTAGTTGCACAATTTGAGTTGCTTGTTCGTCGCTAATCATAGCTTCTTCTGGGAAACTATCACCATCTTCTGCATCAAGAAACTCAAAACAGTGAACTTCTTTGTAAGTTCTTTTCGTTGGACAGAACTCAGTAGCAGGATCTTGAATGCGAATCAGCATGACATTCTCTCCAAGGTCACTATGATGACCAAGGTGAATATCACTCATACTTACATTTTCAATCCAACGAATCATCAATACTACTCCAAGTTTTTAATTTAATTTTCTTTGCACCAGCTGCAAGAGAAACAATACCCCAATCAATCAAACCACGTTCTGACATCATTTGTAACATACACATCAGATCGCCGATTTCTTCTTCAAGTCTTTGTTTATTTGTTCGTTCATTGTGGACAGCATCCATACCAAAACGGAACACCTTACTAATTGCTTGCGTAACTTCTGCACATTCTTCTTGTGCGATCAACATAATCTCACGTTCACTACTATTCATTAATATTCCCCATAATCATAGCTATCTTGGTTTTGCTTCTCTAGCTCGTAGCGTTCTTCAATCGCATACTCAGCCCACTCAATAGGAACATTAAGAGTTGCTGCAATAAATTTAGCACTCATACCCTGTTCAACCAACTCTTGTATTTCAAAAACAATTCTACTCATATTACTCATACTTTTCTCCAAGGGAATTGGCACCAGAAGCCATAATCAAAAGACCAACGATAGCTACGCTCAATAAAGTCATTAAAGGAGCATCTGGGTTGGCATCAAGACCACCGACAGAACCGAACACAATCAAAAATCCAACAATAAAACGAATCATAATATATCCTTAATCAACCCTTACACCGTAAGTATACTCCCATGTCAAATAAATGTCAACCCCTGCAAATGAAAGACCCTACTAACAGTAGGGTCTTGTAAGTGGTTGTTTTTAGGGAGTTATTTACTTGTAGCTCGGTAAGTTCCGTCCCAGTTGGCTGGTTTACCCTCACGCATACGATCTGCCATGTTTTCATAATATTCTGCAAGTTCTGGTGTTGCAACTTTAAGTTGATCTATCATCTCAAGACATTTATCCCAGTTACCAACAGTATAATTAGACATCCAGTAATCATGCATACTGTTTTTGTTTGCAATTGTGTAAATGTTAACACCCTGAGTTTTACCTTTTACTGCAATGCAATCAAGTTTAACTACAGAGTATTCATCACTCACTTGTTTTGCTGTGAGTTCGCCCAACACAATACGAACTCCATAAGGTTTCGACTGACCCTCAAGCCTACTTGCGAGATTAACCCCATCGCCAAGACAAGTATAGTCAAAACGCTGCTCGCTGCCCATATTACCAACGACAACAGTAGCGGTGTTAATACCAAGACCCATACCGAAAGCAGGAATACCCTCAGCTTCAATCTCTTTATTAAATTCATCTAACGACTCCAACATTTGTAATGCAGTTTTAACTGCCATCTTTGCATGGTTAGGTTCATCGACTGGAGCATTCCAAAATGCCATCTGCGCATCGCCGATATACTTATCAAGTGTTCCGTTATTCTCAATAATCTTTCTTGTCATCGCTGTCATGTAGCGATTCATAATTTTAGTTAACCCTTGGACATCTTTTCCATAGTGTTCTGAAATTGTCGTAAACCCTCGAACATCGGTGAACATGATAGAAAGTTCTCGGGACTCCCCTCCAAGTTGAAGTAACTCAGGTTGTCGTTGTAACTTTTCAACCAAAGCTGGTGAAAGGTAAGTTCCGAATTGTTTTTTGATTTGCAACTTTTGGCGCAGTTCGACAAGGAATTTGACGATGTATCCGTGAAAGCTGCAGACAAGAATGGTAAGAATCGGGAATACAGCATCAAGTAGATAAGCTGATCGAACAAAGAGTTGGAAACCACCCCAATAGGTGAAGAATCCCAAAGCGATTGCGAATACGTATCCATGTTTATACCTTGTTAAGTAGATTGAAAGAATCACTGCCACAACCATAAACAAAATTTCTGCTGGCATTGCCCAGAATGGACGAGATATATTTGTACCAGATACTACTGTTTCTAAAACTGCTGCCTGTAGGTAATGAGGATATACTGAACCCACTGCTGATGCGACAGGATTGTTAAGACCTTTTGCGGTGAGTCCAACGATGACAATACCTCCATCAAATGATTTTGGTAATTTTGCTGCGGAATGCTCGATAGGTTTTGACGACCAATCAACCCATACTCTGCCGAGCTTGTCTGTTGCGATTTTTCCAAATTTAGGAATACGTACGGCTTCGATTCCTGTTTCGTTAACCTTAACTTGAAAGGAAGGGTCTCCTGATGCAACACGCAAGGATTCAAGAGAGATTGATGGATAAAGATTTCCGTTGGCTTGCACCACCATTGGTACTCGTCTTGTGACGCCATCAATTTCTGGGAGAGTGTTAACGATACCAATACCAGCAGCACTGTTATTGAATTCCTTAATGTTCGGTTCAATAATTCCATAATTTACACCTGCGTTATCTCCACCTATTACTGATACACCTGGACGGAATGGTGGATATGTGTTTTTAATGTTATCAGTAGTTGCGGTATGTGGAAGAACTACTGGAACTTCCTTCATCAAATTACTTAACTGAACATCTTGACCAAAACGATCACGCTCAGGCATATAGATGTTAAAGACAACCAACCCAGCACCAGCATTATACAGATCAGCAATGAGTTGGGCATATTGTCCACGAGGGAACGGGAACTGTCCTTTTTCTCGAATATAGGCATCGTCAATATTAACTACGTGAACCTGTTGGCTAACAGTAGTTCCTTTACTTGTTATTAGTTGATCAAAATAACGAAGTCTGACAGATTCAACAAAAGATGGATCTGCCATTCTCAATAAAAGTAAAATCACTAGAGTTACTAGTGCTGTCCATGGACTAAGAAGTTTTTTCATACAACTTTTGCTAGTATCTGAGCCATTTGAACTATGTATCTACATGCTATTTCATCGTTAGCCAATTCTTGTTGAGCTCTAACATCTGCAATCTCACTAACTAAAAATTGATATTCTTCATCAGTTAATTCTCCAATAGATCTTTTATCAGTTAGAACTAATAATTCGTTGGCTAACTGTGCAGCTGATCCACCAAGACCAGCCTGCTCTCTTAAACTTTCTAGATATTCGTTCATCTTCCTCTCCATGCATCAGCGATTACATTAATACGAGTCTTGTTGATTTTAATAACAGATTCGCAAAATGATTTGTTGTTAGAATTTTTAGCTTTAACTACTGCTTCTTGTAGCTTACCTATCGCATCAGCCTGTGGGTCTTTACGTAGAGAAGCGTATACTTTTAATCTTTCAATTTTATATTCAGCATCTGCCCAATTCTTATCATCACAATTTAATTTATCAACTGCGATCTTAACTTCAACTAGATTGTTGAACATTGCTGAGTCATGTGGTCGTGGTAAAATAAAAGAACAACCACTAAGTGTTACGAATAAAAGTGCTGCGATAATTTTCATATTACCTACTTTTGTATTATGTTAATGGTAGTACTACCACCTTTGTTTACCTGTTGATAAACTGCAGAACCATCTTGTGAAATGTTTATGGTTTTATCAGATTCTTTATCAATTATTATTTGTGCTACATGACTACTTATTCGATATAAAACTAGCTTATCATTTTCGTCAATACCATATTTCAAGCCAGAAGATTCATTATACCCTGGAAGCATTGTCTTTTGTTCTAACATAGATTCTTGACTGGCAGCTAACGCTCTATTACTTTCGTCAAGTAAATTAGTCAACAGTTCTACATCAAGAAAATTTATATCAAGAGAATTAAACTTTAGATTATCTTCATCTAGTTTAGAATACTTCAATAAGTCTACATCAAGAAAATTAACATCCAACGCAGTTTTAGATTCTTGCTTGTAATCTTCTTGTATTTCTTTCGGCGGTGAAATAATCAACATATTATTTATGTTCGCCTGATCTATTGAAACTATAATTGGTTTCGATGGTGCTGCATTTCTATCTGATACGAATGTTGTTTGATATGCAACATCCATAAACACAGTACCAACATCAGTAGACACTTCAATGGCACCTGTTACGCATGTTTTATTGTCGCATGAAGGAAGAAGCATAATTAACGAACGACCTAATTCGTCAACTGTCATAGAGAAGTCTGTCCCTCTAACTGCGACTGTTGCAGTTGGTGTTTGAACATTTACATTTTGTGGATTTGATTTTGCTATCTGGCCACTGGCATATCTTGCAGTTCCCAGAACAACTTTCATGGCGAGTTTACCAGAACCTTTATTCGGATCATACACGAAGTCATCTATCACGAGTTTTGATTGCTCTGTGATATTGACTGTCGTGTTGTCCTCGAATGTTAGTTTGGCTTTAGCCTTAGCCGTTACGACTGTGTCGTTCATCTCTACTGGAGTATTGATTTTACTCTCTAGAGATTTCTTATTTCTAACAATTTCTGTAGGTCCAGTTTGCTCAGAAACTTTACCTACGGCAGCATAATTAGTTTGACTGGTTAATAGTAATATTGTTAAGATTACCAGTTGAGTTAACTGTAACGCTCTGAGGTAATGTGCCACTTTGTGTAACTCCAATAGTATTCGTATCACCAGTAGCTGTTATAATTGCACTTGTCACTCCAGTATTAGTTGAAGTGTGAGTGATGTTATTTGTACTACCAGTAACATTAATTTCACTATAATGATTTGCGCCAGCACCTAAGTTCTGTGTTATAGTGTTATTATCACCAACCACGACTTGTTTAATTGTAGAACCAGAACATCCAGCAGATGTAGTGGTACCACAGTTAATGGTTTGAATATTACCGCTACCAGTTGTATCAACAATAACGCTGGCAGATGCACCATTAACAACCAATGACAATTCATTGTTGCTTCCTATTTGATCGATAGTAACTGTGTTAGAGCCACCACCGATGAAGGCAGAACTTAGAGAACTACCAATAGTATTTCCACTACCATCTTGAGTAATAGAAATAGTTGAAGAATCTCCAACCTGTTCGATATAGATGTCATTAGCATAAACAAAGGATGAAGCTGTCACGCATAACAAAGCAGTGAGTACTTTTCTCGACAACCCACAAACGCCTGTCTTACTTGTTTTCATCTTCTTTGATTTCCTTGTTTGGTTTTGGTTTGAATTTCCAAATACCTTTCTTTTCTCCTTCAATAATCATTTCATATACAGCCTGTTCTATTGCAACACGAACAGCGTAAGTAGTTGGTTCATTTAGAGCTGTCCCACTTTCAAGTTCTAAAGACTTAGTGCCTTGATCAACAAATTTGAACACACCTACTGTATGAGCAGTACTATAAATTGTTTTTGATACTGCCGTACTTAACAAAATCTCTCCGCTACTCACACTTACCAAGCGTAAAGATATAACAACTTCATCGACACGATATTGCTCACTGCCACCGATACCTAAAAATCTGGCACCATTACCACCAGATCTGATGTTACTATCGTAACCAATAATACCACCTTCAACCATAACACCAGCAACAGTTAGTGGCTTGAGTGGTTTGGCTTCTTTTCCTTCATATACTTCTCTTTGGTTTCTAATTAACTGTCGTTCTTTAACTAAGTTATCAAGACCAACACGTTCAACTACCTTAAACCAATTCTTACTATCTTGTAGTGATTTAATTAAAAATGTTTCACCACCCTGTGTAACTGCTGATGAGAATAATGCCAACTTATCGTTTGGTTTCTTTTGTCCAGTTTTATCAGCGAATCCATAAACAGCGATAGCTATTTTCGGACCATCAAGTTCTGGTAGTTTCTCAATGACACTCTCACGTGGTGTTAATTTAACTGGTTCTTCTTGTGAGAAGTTCATACGCAGATTCGCGCAACCAGTTAAAACTAACATCGACAATGATAAAACAATTAACTTCATTAGAATTTAACTTTTACATTTAATCCAAGAGTGTTGCTTGTTGTTGAATTTAACCAGTTCTTACCAGCATAAACATAATATGTGGTATCACCATCTACTTTAGATAAAATTAAGTTTGCTTCAGTTATTCCGTTTGATGTTTTAGCAACTTCAGTTAAAACTTTTCCACCCAATACATCTGTTGAATATTGAACACCATATTCTCCGATAGTTTGAGTATTTGAGTTTCCGATAATAGTTTGAGCTGACTGAATGCTACCAGCTTCAACCTTAGTTGGAGTTGAGTTCTTTAAAATAGTGGCACCAACGAATGGTCTAAAGCCATAAACTTCTGGAGAAAGAACCTTAGTACTCAACCATGTTGATTGTGATGCGTTAGAATAACTGTTTGAGAATGGACCGATAGTTCTGCTATAATTATTTTTAATATTAGCATGACCAACATCATTCTGAATAGTAATTCCTTCGTCTGAATTATAATCAGCGAAAGCACCGAAGTGATAACCATCTAGACCAGCACCAGTAGTATCAACACCAGTTAGCTTACCATTGATTTTGTTAATCTGACCACCAACAATCAAAGTTTTATCAATGTCAGTTTCGTATGAAAGACCAACGATAGAAGTGTTTGCAGAATAACCATTCTGCCCTTTGAACTTGGTACCAGTAACATTAATGGCAACTCTACCTTTTTCATCAGCAACACCATTTCTAGCATTTTGACGATTTAAGTTTCTGTATAAACCAGTCTTGATTATATCAAACTGGTCAGCCTGATCAGCACGACCAGAGAAACTATCATTGGCGACGCTAGTATCAACTACGTTAAACAATTCAGTAGTAGTTGTAGTTGAACCACGTGTAGTAGTTGTAGTAGAATCACTATAAGATGTTGTTGTGATAGGAGTAGTTGCTGTTGTTCTAATCCATGGTGTTGTTACATTAGTGGTAGTTGTTCTAGCGATAGTCTGAAGACCAGAAGATTTACTAGCTTCATGGTGAGCAAGAGAACCAGTAATAACTGGTAATGAAGAATCAACTACAGTTGATACTAATACTTCATTAGTAACTGATGTACCAGTGATAGTTGGAGTTGCTGGCGCAGAAGCAGCCGATGTTGCTGAGCCGATATCTGTTAAAGTCCCACTGAAAGAACTTGTTCCTGCTGTACCACCACCTGCACCACCATCAATGGCAGTAGAAGCAGAAGCAAATGCAGATGGTCCGAAGATATAAGCGTAACGGTAAGTTACGATATCACCAATTGCCAAACTGCTTGATAAGAAAGAAATACCGATTGTGTAGTCGCCACGAACTACATCATGACCGCTCGTATTATCGTAGTAGTCTTGTGGATTGCTTGACCAAAATGGACTGATACTAGTATTTGAACCAGTAGCCTGAGTTGTGTATAAACCAAGAGCATATCTTGAAGTTAATGCTTCAGAGAATACCACATTCTGTCTCGGAATAACACCATAACCACGCACGTTGTCAGTAGAAGAACTGTCTCCTGTTGCTGCACGAGCATCTGGATCAATGAAACGAGCAAAGTATAATTGATCCATCGCAATCTTAGCTTCTATTCTTGTTGCGATGTCAAGGTATTGTTTACCAGAACCTAATGCGTAGGTATGTTGTAAATCAAAATTAGAATGATTAACTGCCCATACAGCACTTGAAGACGTTGGAGTTCCAACCCAAGCACCACCTGGCACTTGAGTAACATATGCGTTGTTATTGTGATAGTTAGTGGCGACACCACCATTGACGATACGAACTGCCCATCCCTCAAATGGAGACCCAGGAGTTAGATAATCGTAAGCTGTATTGAATGTTCCAGTTCCTGTTGAATCGTATAACAATCCAGGAGAAGTATTACCACCAGAACCTAAAGTTCCTGTAGTGGCATTAACACCAGCTTTAACGTATTCGTTAACTAGAATTACGTTTTGCGCATGTGCCGAAACAAACGCACTTGCGATTGCCAGAGAGATTAGGGTTTTCTTAAACATATTATTCCTTTAGAATGAAAAACTTGCTATCGGCACAGTGATATCAGTTCTATTACCATTCGATTCAATAATAGTGAGAGTCACATCTGTGCCAGTTTTCACCCAAGAAATATTAGTTCCCTGAAAATCCATTGTTCCTGACGTCGCACCTGCATCTGCAAACATTGCGTCTGCTAACTGCTTTGATAGTTGTGCGTAAATGCGAGATTCTACGTTAACCAAAAATTTTGCTAAGTTTGTATTCTTAGCGTCACGTTCAGCTTTATCAGCTGTAGCCTTAGCTTCGTCTTTTAGTTTTTGTTTTCGCTGTGTTTCTAACTGTTCAATAGTTAGAACATGTGATGAATAACCAACCCCACTAAAAGCAGGGGAGTTAAATTGGTGCACGAGTTCTGCAGCATAGATATTACTTGCTATCAGACTCGCTAATATGAGACTTCTTTTTAGAAATGTCATCATTTTCTTTTTCGTTGCGTAACGACAAAATGACATTCACTTTCTGGTTCAAACGGATAAGGTCGTTATCCAACATTCTAATTCGATCAATAAGATCGACCAGAACTTTACTAGCTTCACTTGTTACTGGTTTAATTTCAGTAGTTACCCACTGCCAAACATAGTAAATGAAGTATCCCAATCCAAACGCTGCTACTATTGGGAAACCGAATTTGTTAATTAGTCCTACTATGTCCATATCCACACTCTTTACATGGTTGATTTTTAGGAGTCAAAGCTCCACAATGTTTACATTCAGTCACGTCGTGCATCAGACTGCTCCGCTCTTGCTATTCTATCTAAATCTGGGGGTATGCCTAAGGCATGGCTAACTTTGGTGTCGATTCTAATTACATCATGGTTCATGGCAGCTACACGCTTATCAAGAGCCATAATGATTCCCTGCATAGACTTAACAGATGATGTTACACCAGCTAAGATAAACTTTAGGGTAAGAAATACGAAATATCCGCCAGCGATCGCTGCGGCAATTGGAAAGCCAACTTCGGCTACAATCTTGAAAAATTCCATTCTAAATCCACTTGTTGTTATAATTATAGGACTACAAGTATTTAGGCTTAAAGGAAGTTGTAATTTATAATAATTCTTGGGTTTTTGGTTGGGGGTTGTCCAGCATGATAATTATCACCAGAAAATAATACCATTCTCCCACGCTTAGATTCTACCTTTTTAGTCACATAAAATGACTTATCAAAGAATAATGTGTATGCATCAGAATCATTGGCGTAATATAAAGCTACCATATGAGGGGTGTAACTATCCACATGTGGAGTATTGTATTGGTTTTCTTCTCTGGATTGTGGAAGTTGTAGATTAGCTTTAATTCTAATAAGTTTACGAATTGGTGTATTAGTCCTCAAGCAGAACTGCTCAAGAATTGTTGCTCCGATTGGATATTGAGGAGAGTTTGGTTTGTCTATAAACAAGAAGTTAGTTAGCTGAACACCTTCTATTGTGTTGGAATCAGCATACTTATTATAGACATCAGAGGTAACACTGGCATGATTATCTGCTGTTGACAGATACCATGGCATTGATGTTAGTTGATGTTCAAATTTCGAGACCTCAGCATCACTAAAAACATTATCAAATACTGTAATCATCTAAGTGGTTGACGTGGTGGTTTCTCTGGTAGGTGTTCGACATGAGCATGATCTGACATAACTACACCAGAATCCAAGTCGACCAAGTGTTTGGTTGTAGCATGGTGGTGTGTTTCTATCTTGGCTTCTTTAGGTTTAAAGAAGTCCTTTATTATGTTCTTTGATTCTTCTGGCAATGGAGTAGGTTTTATTTCGGCAGTTCCAGAGAATAATTCTAATCCAATGTCTTCTTTCTCACGTTTCATATTCCAGTTTGCAGCAATTAACATAAGAACTGCCAACGGATCGAACACGAGAACAATCATAATAATAACCCAGCGGACTGACTTTTCTAAGACATCTTCCTCTGGGTTATCCCCATATATTAATGCTGCGATGTACTTGATCGGACCGACTTCGGCTTCGACTTTTCGGACTTCGCTGGCGATTGGCGCACGCTCTTCGTTGAGCTTTGCGATCTTGGTTTGCGTGTCACCGATTTCTTTGAGGATTCTGGCTCGGTCTTTTTGCTGTCCTCTACGGATGGCGATTGCTCGATCGGCACCTGCTGCGTCGGTTGTTCTACTGATGGTTTGATCAACCTGCTGATCCAGCTGATTAAGTTCTTTACGAGTTGCATTTAGGTTCTCCTTTTCTGTTTTAATCTTTTCATCAATTAATGCCAACTTAGCAGCAACTTCTCCTGTTGGAACTGCCTGATCTAAGTGTGCCTTTGATAGATATCCAAAGATACCCATTGACGTTAATAGCATTAATACTGTTAGTGCGATTGTGAAGTAAACCTTCATCAACTTTGGAATTTCTTTCCATGAACGATACAACCATGAAGCGACAACTAGCTTTGATGCTTCGAGTAAAGTTCCCATAATAAAGATGGGTATAACCGCTGCAGAGAAAATCGCCAGCAGTCCCATCACTGAATAGTAAGCAGCACAGGCTGATAAAGCCAACGCTGTTATGAATAGTAGTTTTGTCATAGTTTGTTTTTAATATGAGAACCGTGAACTCTTACAGATATTTGTCCATTGTAGTAGTCGTCAGATTCTAATACCTTTCTTCCAAACTGCTCACGTGCTTCTATGTATGAGCATTCAGCCTTAGATTTACAATAGAAAAGAATCTCTCTTATGAAGTTTTCTTTACCAAGTAATTCTATATCTTTGTTCAATTCAATAGAAGATCCATAATAATCCATCCAATCAGAATCAATCTTTGATTTGATTTTCTTTTTCTTTTTTGTGCCATTCTTTAAGACCACTGTTTTAGTAGTGGTCTTTGAGAACTTGGCTAGTTTCTTACCGATGTATTTTCTGTTGTTGGTTTTGTTCGTAATCAAATAAACAAAACCAACACAGTCTTCTGGTAGTTCTTCAACGATTAAATTATTATAAGTCCACATTAGAATAAAAGTCAGTGTTAACCAACTATTTATTCTTCCTCTGTGAAGTCCTCTTCTTC